AGCCTGAAACCCGGAATCGGAACGTCATGGCTCGAAAAATATAAAAGCGACGTATATCCTCATGATTACGTTGTCTTTAATGAAAAAAAAGTCAAACCACCAAAATACTATGATAAAAAATATAATAAGGAAAACCCCTATGAGTTTGACGAAATACAATACGAACGAGAAAAAACTGCTAAACTAAAACATCTAGAAAACACACCTGAGCGACTCGCGGTAAAAGCAAAGGTAGTAAAAGCTAGATTAAGAAAACTTAAACGTACCCTCACTTAAGGAAAATCCTCATGATTTTAGTACTCTGTTCTGTAAAAGACCGCGCAGCGGACGCATACGCACGACCAATGTTCGTGCCTTCTGTTGGTGTCGCCATACGGTCTTTCTCTGATGAGATAAACCGTCAAGCTGATGATAATCAGCTATACCATCACAGCGATGATTTCGATTTATACGAATTCGGCAGCTTTGATGACAATACTGGTCTGTTCACTTTACATGACCAACCAAAACTACTATCCTTAGGGAAACAGGTAAAAATTACCAAGTAAAAACCATACCGGAGAGAAAGGGTGTACCTTTCTCCCGGAACAACTTAGGAGCAAAAATGCACCGCAATAAATCAGTAAACGTACATCAGTTCACTATGATTCCAAAAGCGGACATTCCCCGCTCCAAATTCGACTGTCAGTCGGCACATAAAACCACGTTCGACGCTGGTTACCTAGTTCCCGTATATGTTGATGAAGTACTCCCTGGAGATACTTTCAACTTAAAAATGACTGCATTTGCACGTCTATCTACTCCTCTTTATCCAATTATGGATAACATGGTGATGGATTCATTCTTCTTCTTTGTACCAAATCGATTAGTCTGGGATAACTGGCAACGATTTATGGGTCAGCAAGATAATCCAGACGATTCAATTGATTATGTAATTCCACAACAAGCATCACCAACAGGCGGATACGCCATTGGATCACTACAAGACTATATGGGTCTCCCAACTGTCGGACAAGTAGATCCAACAAAAACTATAGAACACGGATCATTCTGGACTCGTGGCTATAACCTCATTTATAACGAATGGTTTCGTGATGAGAACTTACAAGATTCAAAACTTGTATATAAAGGCGACGTTACTGATACAACGGCTGCTGCTAACTACACACTATTGCGTCGTGGTAAACGAAAAGACTATTTCACATCATCATTACCATGGCCACAAAAAGGCGATGCAATTGCATTGCCATTAGGTTCTACTGCACCTATTAGAACCGACAACACAACCCCAATATTTGCCCCTATCACTGGTACTTATACAGATGGTCATCTTTACCATACTGCTAACGAAGGTTTAGATGTAGCTAACTCAGGTGGCAATAATGGATTAATGAAATTTGGTACCAATACTGGTTTGTTTGCAGATTTATCAGAAGCTACTGCAGCAACAATTAACCAGCTTCGCCAATCATTTCAAATTCAAAAACTCCTTGAAAGGGACGCACGTGGTGGAACACGTTATACAGAAATTATTAGATCTCACTTCGGTGTCATTTCACCTGACGCACGACTCCAAAGGCCTGAATACCTTGGAGGCGGTTCAACACCGATTAACATTAATCCAATCGCTCAGACATCGGCTTCAGCCGCTTCTGGGACCAATACTCCTCTTGGTACACTTGGCTCTATGGGTACTGCTCTCGCTCATAACCATGGCTTCACTCAGTCATTTGTTGAGCACGGAATCATTATTGGACTTGTTTCAATTCGTGCAGATTTAACATATCAACAAGGCTTATCACGTATGTGGAGCCGTGAAACACGTTATGACTTCTATTTCCCAGCATTTGCTATGTTAGGTGAACAAGCCGTTCTTAATAAGGAAATTTATGTTACAGGAAACGATACTGACGAAAACGTCTTTGGATACCAAGAGCGTTGGGCAGAATATCGATATTATCCTTCCCGAATTTCCGGACTCTTTAGATCTACTGCAGCTGGCACTATTGATGCATGGCATCTTGCCCAGAAGTTCACAACTTTACCCACATTAAATGATACTTTCATTTCTGATACACCTCCTGTTGATCGTATCGTGGCAGTTGGCTCAGCTGCCAACGGAAAACAGTTTATCTTTGATTCTTTCTTTGATGTAAAGAAAGCCCGCCCATTGCCAATGTACTCAGTACCTGGCTTAATTGATCATTTCTAATGGGATTCGGATTAGACTTTAGCGGTGTCGGAGATCTTGTTGGAGATCTCGGTTCAACCGTAGGCGAAACAGCATCTTTTGGACAAGCTGCATCTCAAGCAGCTGGTGGTCCAAGTGCTGGGTTTATGTCTTATATACCTGGGCTTTTGGGAGCTGGTGCATCTTACCTTGGTCAACAAGGTGCTAATGCTACCAATATGAATTTATCTCAAAAACAAATGGATTTCCAAGAACGTATGTCGAACACTTCGTATCAACGAGGTGTAGCTGATTTAAAGGCTGCGGGACTTAACCCGATGTTAGCCTATACCCAAGGGGGGGCTTCATCCCCCGCGGGAGCAACTACCACTGTTGCAAATAAAGCTGCTGCTGGTGTTGAGGGCTATCAACGTTCACAATCTACTTCCAGTGCAGCAGAATTAACTAAAGCGCAAATTGCTAATACAAATGCGCAAACTGTAGCAACAAATGCTCAAGCTGAAAAAACAAATGCCGAAACTAGAATTGCTAACCAAGAATTATTAAATCGTGTAGCTACTGAAAGGAATTTACAAGTACAAACACCTGCGATACAAGCTGCTACATTAAGAGATACAACTTCAGCAAAACAATCTGAAGCTACGATTTTGAATTTGCAAAAAACAAATCAAGCAATACAAAATTTAATTGATCAAGGTAAACCACTAGCTGACTTTAACCGTGAGAATCCTAATTTAGCTAAATGGATTCAAGGTTTAGGTCAATTTATTAACTCTTCGGCTGGTACAGCTGCTAAATATTTAAAATAATGAAACCACTACAACCATTTATTCGTAATCCGTATAATTACGACACTCTTGCTGCGTCAAATGAGTCTGGCTTGCGTTGTGAGGACGCCAGCCGGACTCAGCAGCATTTCAAAGATGAAACGGATATCAATAATATCCTTCGCCAGTTCAATGTAACTGGCTTACTACCTCAAAAGGCATTATCGCCTCGCTATGGCGATTTCACCGGTATCGGTGACTACCATGGTGCCTTGAACCAAGTTATCGCTGCAGAAGGCGAATTTATGACCTTGCCGGCTCAATTAAGAGCCAGATTTAACAATGATCCTCAAGAATTGATTGAATTCTTGAATAATCCTGAAAACAAAGACGAAGCCCAAAAATTGGGTCTCGTCAAAAAACTCGAGGCGAGTGCTCCAGACATGGAGAGTACCTCGGAAAAAGCGGGCGATGAGCCCGCAGCACAGTAATACTACTTGATATTACTGTGCTAGGTGACACCAAACAACCACAAAAGGAGAAAAAATATGTACATGCATCGTAAAGGCGTAAGCAAAAAAAAGTCCGCTAGGACTTTTAGACATCATTCATCACGGACAAAAAGTCCCAATATGAGATCAGCCCCACAACGTGGAGGCTGGAGGCTCTAAAAAAGCCCCCAGGCACCTCACATGCCTTGTACTTCTCCTATAACCGCTTATTTAAGCGGTTATCAAACTATTCACGCAAACGATAAGCCCCATCGGGTCTTGTCGTTTAAGGAAAACGATGACGATAGTCATCGTCAAATACAAATACCATGCGGTCAATGCGATAGCTGCCGTATGGAACATGCACGTCAATGGACTATGCGCTGCACTCACGAAGCGCAAATGCATGAAAAAAACTCTTTCATAACCCTCACATACAATGATGACAATCTGCCAAGCGATGGATCGCTACACCATGAACACTTTCAACTGTTCCTCAAAAGACTTAGAAAGAGATTACAACCTCACAAAATCCGCTACTACATGGCTGGAGAATATGGCGATGATTTCAGCCGACCTCACTTCCACGCCATTATCTTCGGCTACGATTTCAATGATAAGAAATTATGGAAAAGGACTCCCGCTGGTTCTATGCTTTATAGATCCGAAGAGCTTGAAGCCCTCTGGCCATTTGGTTATTCCTCCGTTGGAGACGCTAACTGGGACTCAATTGGCTACGTTACTCG